ACGATGTCGCTGAATGTGTCAGTTGAACGGACAACTTCTGTCTTAGCGATGTGCGATGCAGTCGCTGTAGAAGACATGTGACCAGCAAGAATTACGAAATCATTCGTAGTATCCTGTGAGGTTACAGTTACAACATCTGTACCAGAGTTGTTAAGCGCGGTTGACTTGTAGCAGTTAAAGCCAGCGATGTTACCTTGCATAACAAGACCGTTACGTAGTGGTGAAGTTGCGTCGCCAGTTACCTGTACTTCTGCAAACTTAGCACCGGCACCAAACAATGCTTCGTAGAAAGCAGGAGGTGCAACGAACCAGCGGTTCTCTTCTGGAATAGATTGATCATCCAGATCACGTGCCATAGCAAGCATCGCATTAACAGCACTGTCACCTTTAGTAGCCGCAGTATAAATGTTAATTGGGGATGCCGCTGTACCGTATGATGTGCTAGTATTACCAGCACCATCGGCCATTGCTTGAAGAACGCTAGCATCATACTTACGCTTCAAAGAGAACGCACCAGAAGATGTAGCCAACGCCTCAAAATTGACGTGTGACTGACGCTCTTCGATGTCGTCAATCTTGAACGCGAAAGCATTCGCTTGGTCAACAACCATTGTGATCTGATCGTCAGCGAGGTCTTGTGGGTTGACCACAGCACCGCGTGAGTAAGAAGATACAGTGATTGTAGGTTCTTTGATGATACGAACTGTGTCGCCGTAGTTTTCGATTTCACCAGCGTAGTCGGTGTCGGTGATATCTTCGGCTACCGACGCACGACGGAAAAACTTCAGGACTTTCTGAGAAAAAATCTCAGGAGTAAAGTTCCCTGAAGGCAGGTTGTTATGACCTGATGCGCTATTAAAAGCCATGTTATTACCCTTCCTTATGAGATAGTTAGGTTATTAAGTTGTATAGTCTATTCGGCCTTCAGCACGTGCGGCATCGAGTTCAGCTTCAAGCTTCTCGAATTGCCACGGCTTCATTTTACCGATTTCAGATGCTTTCCAGATTTTTTTGTCAGGAGAAGCTTCTTTAACCACGTCTTTTGCTGTGGCCTTGCTTACGGCTAGGGCCGCATCAGCATCGCTCTTCTTTTGACGTTTTTTTACAATACCTGTATCGGCTTTGTATAAGTCGAGGACTCTACTTGCCCATCTAACATCAGAATTATTTTTGTATATGCCGTCGGCTATACTATCAGGCTGTTCATCCAACCATGATATAAATTCTGTGCTACCTTTAAGCTCTGGAAAATCAGGATGTAAATTTAAAAGTTCTTGATATGCCGCTTGTGATTGAGCTTTTTGCTCGCGGTTTTTTAAACTTTCTACCTCTGATTTCAGTTCCTTTAGCCGGTTCTCTGCTTGAATGGTCGAGATTGTCTCAACAACATGATACACATCCGGATATTTTTCTTTAAACTCAGAGAGTTCTTCGGGAGTCTTTGGAAGGTCACCCATTGGAACGCCTTCTTTAGCTCCTATCTGTTGTGCATTAGTAATCTGTTCTTTCTCTTGTTTCCATTCTTCGAGTTTGGAGTCATAGTGTCGTTTAAGATCATCATACCGTTTTTTATAGTCGGTATCTGATCCCTTTGCAGGTTCTGCAAATGAAGTAGATTCATTTGTTTCGGGAGTAGCCTCTTCTTCTTGTGAGGGGTCCGTCGCTTCTACTACTTCGTCGTCGTCATCTTTGTAAACGTCCTCCCGGTATTTTCCTTTATAGATTTGATCGTTATTGATCGTTCCGAAAGAATCGTTTGCTTTATTGGCGCGATGCCCTTTTGGTTTTGCCATTTTTAGTCTCCTATCTCACGGGGCCTCATGGCATGAGGGTAGCCGTAGGTTTCGGGGCCTGCGGGATTGCAGGGTAGCCGTTTTAAAAATTAGTGGGGCGCGGAGATCAACGGCCCGCTCTACTTATTTCGTACTCTCTAGCATACTTTTGAATTTTATCGCGTTGTTCGTCGAACACTCGTTCCATATCGTCTGCAAGAGATTTACGTTCTTTGTCTGACATTTTATTTTTTTCTGACTTATCCATGATGTCAGATACATACCGTACTGTTGACTCTTTTAAAGAATCAATAGAACCTTCTTCTGTTAATAAAGGCGTTCCGGGAATTTCTCGATGTTGGTACATTAAATAACCAACAGCTTGTTTAATTTCTGCTTCATTACCGTTTACTAGACTCCGATAAAGATCTAAGGTTGTGACGGCGTTTTCATCATCCGGTTCATCAGCGGGCACGTAAGGTAATCCAAAGGTTTTTGCAACACTAGCGAGGGATCTTCCAACCCTACTAAGATCGTAGGGGTACAAGGCATGACCTGTTTCATGTAAATACGTAGTGTCTCGAAACTCCTCTGGCTTGCCCGGATAGTAGGCCCTAGTTCTGTCGTGACTTGCGAGTCCCATAACATCTTCAGGAACACTATAAAAATCCCCCGCTTTTGCTAGAGGAACTTGATCTCTATCTTCAGTCCCGTATGCTATTTGTAAAAAGTACGGGGCCTGCTCTATTAAATACGAATCAAATTTACGTAGCGGTTCTGGGCTCTTGTTAATAATCTCGTCAGTTTCAAATTGAATTCTGTTAAGAGCTTCTATTTTTCTATCAGTATTTTTTTCTTGTACTTGAGCAAAACCTTCTGGATTTTTTTCTCGTGCTTTTAGAATCGCCTCATTTACTCGATCACTACCTGAACCATACAAATAGGCCAAATCATTTTGAAGTCTGTGCGCTACCCCGCCATCAAACATCGTCATACCTTCAGAAGGATTAGCGGGTTGTTGGTCTAGTGCTTCAGCCTCTGGACTCTGACCATTTTCTTGAACTCGTTTCTCTGTCTCTTTCAAGCCGCGTTTGTTTATTTTTTCTAAACGATCATACCCGATAACTTGTGCAACGGCTGGTGGAATTAAAACCTCACCCTTTGATACCAACAAAGAAACTTGCGTATCTAGTTCTACTGTATCGATGTTTTGCGCCTTATCAACACCTTGTGTTTTTAACTCTTGTAAAGCACTAAGAATCATTTTTTTAACGTCAGCACTTCCCATGTATTCAACAGCCGCCGCGTTTAGTACATAACTACCTTCTGCGACTTCAACTGGGACATCATCGGCAACAGTTTCCGCCTCTGTCATTTGTTCAGGGGGACCGCCAACAAATCCAACAGGACCTTCAATATTTTCTTGAACCCCACCCATCTGAGCTTTTTGTACAGGTCCCCCCTTTACAAAATTAAATGCGTTTGTAGCACTGCCGCCACCAAAGTAACTAAACGGATTAACAGCGTCTAGGGCATCACCGACATATGGTGCGGCTATGTTATACATGGGGCTTGTCAAATCACCCATTAAAGAGCCTAAAATTGCAGAACGCGGTCGGGCTACAGTGCCAGTTACACCAGCTACTGTGGAGATGGGTTGTGGGGGTTGATCATCTCCGTATTTTCTTCTTTCTTCTTGCGCTCGACGTTGTTCGGCTAACATCTCTTGTTCTTTTTCAGGCGTAACCGCGTATCGCGTATCAATTGAACCGTAAAAAGCTTTTGCCTCTCCAAACTGCCTAGTGCCACGCCCGGTTTTAGTTAGCTCTTCCGACCGGTATCGATCTACTCTTGCTCCGCCCGGAGTTATAGTGCCGAGGACATTTCCGATAAAATCAGTAAACCCGTAGTCTTCTGTGATTTTTCCGATGTATTTTTCGGACGGAAGAATTGCGTATTCTCTGTTAATAGACGTGCCAAAACGTTCGTGGACTGCGTTAAGCGCCTTAGTAACTCCGCGTTCAATGCTTCTAAAAACCGAGTTATCCTGATCCGGTGGTGTGATTTGAAAAGCAAGGTCAGGTCGCCCTATGGCTCCTGCAAAAAACGCCGTATCATCTGCCCCATACCGACCGCCTCTAGGATCAAACCCCCTCATTTCATTTTGAGCGTTTAACACTGTAACCGGACGGTTAAAATTAGTTCCTGTATTTAGAATATTGTCCATTTGGTCGAAGACATTACTGACCTCGTTCAACTGGTTCATTAAGGAGTCTTGTCTATCGGCACCTCTGCCAGCAATCCCCATATTAACATCAACTTCAGCACCAGAACCCCCACGACCACCGCCTCCACCGCCATCATTTTGGTCGTTACTTCCACCGGAATATCCCATTGCTTCGTTGAAAGAATCATCAAAGTCTCCTGCGGAACCTCCCCCGGTGTTAAAGTTTGCCATTTTTATTGTTTCTCCGTGTCAACCACGTTTTGATGATTAGATTTGAGGTTCAGGAGCGTTTCCAGTAAAACCATCTTCCCCTGCAACTGGAACATTTCCCGTTCCGATTGTGCCGTCACCAGTCCCCGAAGCGTCAACTGGTGAAGGTCCGCCAGATAATTGGTCAGGGCCTCCCATGCCTGCGGGTGGTTGACCAGCGGGCCCACCTTCTGGGCCTGTTCCTTGTTGAGCATTTGCGAGTCCTTGTAGTACCTTTGCGTAGAGTTGTGCTTCATCAAGATCATTAACCAGTTCTTCTGGGTCAATATCTTGTGAAATAGCTAGCTCCTTCATCAAGTTTGGTAGTTTAATAAACGGGGCAAGCATCGGGTTAGAAACTGTCTGAAGAAGTGTCGTAAGCCTCTGTGAGCGTACTTCTTTTTGCATGACAGCGGCGGTACCACGTGGCTTAATACTAAGGTCACCGATAATGTCAGGGCTACTGTCATTGTATTGCATATTACACTGAAAATACGCAAGTCCAAGAGGCCTCAGTAAAAAGTCGTCAATGTTTTTAACAACCGTCTTTATTGACATGCTACCTTGTGATAGAAGCATTGAAAGGCCGGACGACGTACGTCCAGTCCCTGTAACGCCTGTTTGCCCGTGCATAACTGATGGAATACCTGTCTCTTCGTCTGCAAGTTGACGTGAGATCTGATACATCTGTCTATTTTCAGGCGCAGTATTCGGAAACTTCAGACCGTTAATTGCAGTGCCGGTAACTCCCGACTGACGTCTGAACACTTTTCCGGGAAAAATGTCAAAGTTCTGGCCGGGAACAAGTGATGCCTCGTCTACATCGAATACGAGATTACCTGCGAGTGCTAGGTTATCAATTGCCATACGAACGTGACCGTTCATAAGCATCTGTGCGTCTTCCATGTTTTCGGCTACACCAACACCCCAAATCTGGTAAGGGTTAATTTCAAATGGAAAAGCGTAGTACGGAAGACGTGCGGGTGTAAATGGGTTTAGAACACAACGTAATACGTTTGAACCGCACACCCACACATTTACTTGTACCTGATCGAGGGGCGACAAATCATCGGGAATATCGAGCCCTACTTCATTAGCAAACTTAGAATCTAAAACGCCCCAA